TGTTCCGGCCCCGTCGGGCAGGACGCCCGCTGATGTGCCGCCGTAGCTCAGGGGTAGAGCACACCCTTGGTAAGGGTGGGGTCGGGTGTTCAATTCACCCCGGCGGCACCACTACTTAGCAGACTTCCGCAAATCCCGTGCTACCGCTTGTGCTACCAAATGGCTGAAACCGGTAGCACGGCGGCGGGATTCCACCCCGTCGAGCCGATCCAGGGCGACCCCAACAGTCGCGAATCGTCCGATACAGCGTCCGTGCTACCGCCGGCTTGGTAGCACAGGGAAGAAGCCCCGCCAGCAGGAGCGGGGGGCTTTGATCAGCCGACCATGGTCGACCTGTAGGCCCTCATGCGCGGGCGGCGACGCGCCACCACCGAGCCGCAGGCCGGGCACTGGTGCTTGTAGTCGCCGTTGTCGTTGAATCCAACCGTCAACATGACCTGCGGCGGAAACTTGCACCGGCAAAGCTGGTAGCCGAAGGCCTTCGCCATATCAGCTTCGGCCAGTTGTGCGGAGCGCTCCAGTTCCTCGACGGACTTCTTGGCGGCAGCCCGCTCCCGCAGATCGCTGATCGAATCGACAGTGCCCTTGGCGAGCCCGATCGTGGCGCGCAGAGCGTCGAAAGCCTGAGTCAGTTGCCCAAGCACGGTCACCTCATCGGCCATGGCCTTCCCTTTCTACTTCGGGACTTCGCGGTGAGGCCCGCCAGAGAGCCCCTTTTCGATGCCCTCGGCGACGTGCCACAGCAGGCCGCGGACGCCGTTGTTCTCATCGGCCTGCCGGAGCTGCGCCAGAATGTCTTGGAGTCGCTTCTGAAACTCCGGCCCCGATGCGAAGTGGCGCCGGTAGAAGCGAACTGCGCCGATGGCATCCTGCAGCGTTTCCCAATCCTTTTCCATTTCCCCGATCCCTTCTCAGTTGGTCATCAAATTAAGAGGGCGAGTCGTTTTGATCGGGTCAACGGTTTTCCTTCGCGCAGCCACCGGACAATCTGCGCCGCCTCCGGCCTAACATGCCCGCTGGCGCTGGCATTCTCGCCTCCCGGCGGACACTTTGACCGCACGCGCGGGCGAGGAAGGCGGACAGAGAAAAGGCCCCGCCGGAGCGACCGGCGGGGCCTTTCCAGGCGCGTGCGGGAAGCGCCGCTATCCGGCGGCAAGGCGGACGCGAACCGGGTCGCTGGCGGCGAGCAGACGCCTGAGGTCCGCCGAGGCGTGCTGCTGGAGATACTGGATTTGATAGAGCGTTTCTGACGCGGATCCGGCGGTCGGATCGTCCAAATGGTGCTCGATGAGGCGACCGATCGCCGCGAGCGCATTCTGCACCGCGAATAGATCGGGCTGGACGTCATTCAAAGTAGGCGTACCCATTGCTCTCTCCCCTCATGACCAGGTGGCCCCCTGGCGGTCAGGAATCATGCGCCGGGTCGACTTCGCCGGTCAACCGCCGGTGTAAGCAGCCGCCGCAGGCCTGCGCCGAGAAGGCGGGGCGGGCCTGTCCATCCGGCCCGCCCCGCCTTTCCTTGGCGCCCCCATTGCGCTGTAGGGGCGCCCGCGCCGGCCCCCTGAGGGTGAGGGCCGGGAGGTCGCCCGGGCCGGCAGCGATGCCCACCGCTGCGGAGGATTGGCCCGGGCACCGTGCGGCGGCGAAGACGAAACCGCCGCGCGGTTAGTGAACGGTGCTGGTCTCGGCGAAGCGCCGCGCAAGCTTATCGCGCAGCTGCGCCTTTTCCTCCTCCGTCGCCGGGCGCCCAATGTCAGACTCAAACAGCAAGACGACGCGCACCAACGCCACCTCGAAGCGTCGCGCGCTCTCCGCCTCGCCGATCACTCCGCAGGGCTCCCCACATCGCCGAGGCCTCGCCGCGGCGCGCGGGCGTTCGCGAAAGGATCATCGGAGGAATCACGCTTGGCGAGGGCGGCGAGGGAGAAGTTCTGCTGCTGCAAATAGCAGTCATCCCCGCCCTCGACCGGCGGCAGGTCGAGCCGCCGCCGCGCTTCATTCGGAGCAAGGATGCCGCCGGCGATGCCTTCCTTGAGAGATGTGAACTGGGTCCCGCTGTCCATCCGCAGCAGCCCGTCGAGGTCGAACTCTGTTCCGAGGTCCTGCGCCAGCTCGAGGCCCTCATCCAGCGCCAGCTCGATCGATTCGATGCGGATCTGCAGGCACTGCGAGTAATACTCGACGTTCAGCGCCTGGATGTTGTTGTAGGTCGGCATGGCGCCGAGCCCGATTTTGTAGGGCGGCACGTGAAAAACCGAGCAGACCACCTCGGCGGACCATTTGAGCTGCTCGATCAGTTGGGAGTCATGCGCGTTGATGCCCAGGGCCTCATACTTCAGGCCGTCGCCGACCACCGCGATCCGGCCCGCCTTCTCGCCGGTGAAGTTTTCCTCCCAATAGGTCTTGAGACGCGCGGCGGTATCGTCGCTGATCTCGCCGGGCGCGGCCAGGATGCCGCCGGGCTGCGCCCGATTGCCGAAGAACCAAGCAGAATGGTTCTGGATGCGCAGGCCTTGCGTTGCCGCCACGCCGGCGGCGAAAAGCGGCGAGGTGCCGACCAGCGGATGAAACAGGCAGTTCATCCGGTCATGCATGATCTCGCTCGCGGGCACCGTCACGTCTTCGGTGAGGCCCGCGATATTGTCGGCGGACAGCTTGTAGAAGACTTCCCCACTGTCGGAAATCAGCACGGTCACGCGCCGCGGGTCGAGGATGTACATGCGAACCACGACGCGGCGGTTGTCCCGAACCTTGAGCACATAGCAGTTGCCGTGCGTCAGGATCGAGGTCAGCCAGTTGTCGTAGAACTGGATGCGGTTCTGCAGCGTGTTCGGCTTGCGCAGCACCGGCGAGTAGGCCGGGTTTGTCGTCTCCTGCCAAATTCCGTTGCCGTCTTTCTGCACCAGCTTGAGGCGCAGCTTGGCGATGTCGGCCGCAACAAGCGTAATGCAGGAATAGAGCGCATGGAACGCGAGCACCGCGTCGCGGTCGACCGCGACACCTTTCTGCCAGGCGCCGGCGAAGCTTTCGAAGATCCGCAGCCACCCGCGCCGGTCGGTGACCGGCGCGAGCGCCTTTGTCGTCGAGACTTCGGCCACCGCCTTCGCGGCGCCGGCGCGCGTGATGTTGAAGCCGAGGAGATGCATCATCATTCCCCCTCGGCTTTCGCCGCCGCCGTGCGCTCGACGGCGGCGAGGCGCTTCTCCAGCTCGGCGATGCGCTGGTCGCGCTGCGAGAGCGCGTTGTCGACGCTCGCCGCCAACTTCGCCGCGATCTCGAAGACGTTGGCCAGCAACACCACGCGCCGCAGAGCAGCGGCCGTGAAAGGCCAACGCATCGCGCCAACGGCCTGCCCGATCGCCCCGGTGGTCTTGGTCTCGGTGTTGTCCATTGTCGCCCCCATCACGCCGGAGAGCCGATCGAGGCATAATCGACGCCCTCAACCACAGTGACCGCGCCGGCGCGGCAAAGCCGCCAGTTCACCGCGCGCTCGACCTTCAGGCCGACCAAGTTTTCCGCCCACAGGCTCTTCAGAACCGTCGACGCGGAAACCGGATCATCGGGGGCGCTCTCGAACTGCAAAACAGTTTGACCAGAGACGTCGAGGCGCGCCTCGCGGGCACCGAAGGCGACCGAGTCGGCGTCGGCCAACACCATGGTGCCGGGCGGCGCGCGGCGCGACGTGAGCACCGGAATCGTCGCGGCCTCGCCGCCGCGAGCACCGACGAAGGGATGATCGCGCGAGCACAACCCGGTCGCAATCGACGGCGGCATTATGAGATAGGCGGTGGCGAGGTCGCCGTCGAAGCCCGCGACCAGCGCCCGCAGATCGGTGCGCGGATCGTCGGCAGACATGAGCGCGCCGACGCCACTGGTGATGCTGGCGGGCTGCTCGCCGGGCACGCCGGTATTTGCCGGATCGATAAACGCCCGATCCAGCTCATCGACCACGGCCCGCAGCAGGTCGCGGCGCACCGCCGCCTCGGCGTCGGGGTCGCCCTCGGCTGCTGCCGCAACGAGCTCATTCGTCAAAACGCAGATCGCCAGGAGCTTCAGCGGCGCCAGGGTCTCCGCATCGAAGTCAAGCGCGGTCACCGCCTTCGGCGCCGCCTCGCCTGCCCACGAGGCCACGGCGCCGCTCAAGGCGGTGATGCAGCGCACGCGAAGCGGGGTGCGCCGCAAGCCCGCCATGCGCCCGACGATCGACCGCTCGGCGACGACGCCAAAAAACTCCACCGCAGCGGCGCGGAAGTCGCCAGCGACCTCAGAAGCCCAGCTATCGCCGCCCAAGGTGCCGGCGGTCACCGCCGCTTTGAGGATCGTGGCCGGGCGCGAGCCCGGGCCCCAGGTCCGCGCCGCGAAGTCATGGGCCTCGGCGCGGTAGCCGCGGGTCGAGGCCATCGCGATGGCGAGGCGAGTGAAAACCAAGCCACGCGGGCCGGCGGAAACTGCAGTCATGGCACGTTGCTCCCAGTCAGTAAATCGAAGTCGAATCTCTCCGACCTTGCGCTCCAAAACGCGTATCCAGAAGGCGCCGAAACGCGTGAAACGCGCACGGCGCGGCCCTAGAGATCGTCCTGGCCAAGGTGCCGCCGCAGCCGCGCGACGTTGACAACCCAGCGGCCGCCGCGCCGCTCGCCGATCCTGTGGACACGACACCACCGCTGGAGCTTTTCCTTCGACTGCCCGAAGCGCTGCGCCGCCGTCCCTGTGTCTAGCCAGTCGCTGCCGTCCTCAACCTGCTCTTCGATCTCCGGCGCAGGATCCTCGCTCGCGGCTGCCTCGGCGAGCGCATCGGCAAGAGCGGCGATGTCCGCCGCCTGCTCCGCCTGTCGGCGCCGGATGCGTGCCAGGATCTCAGCGGCTTGGGGAGGGATCATCAGTGGCTAAGGCCTTGAAGAAAAAATTATTTCGGAAACCTGCGACCGATAAAAGATGACTCCCCCCCCGGTCCGCGAGATCGCCGATCCGAGGATCGACCCTCCCCCCCACCCCCTGCCGGGGCCCTGTCAGGGGAGGGCGAGGCCCTGCTGCTCGACCGCGACGCGGATCGCGCGCGGGCTGTCGAGCCGCAGATCATCGGCGCCGATCTCGCCAGCGGCGAAGAGGCGCTCGAGGATTTGCTTAACGACGTCGTGGCACCACTTGCAGGCGGGCTGCCAGTTGTGCTCATCCCAGAACAGGAGCTGGTCGCCGCCGTGCGGCACGATATGGTCGGTGACCTTCGACGGCACCGGCTTGCCGCGGGCGCGGCAGCACCGGCAGACCGGGTTGCGGCGCAGGAAGCGCAGCGACGCCTTATCCCACCGGGAACTGTATCCGCGCTCGCGCGCCGAGCCGCGCCGGCGGTCCTGCTCCCGGCGGGCTTCCTTCTCGCTGCGGTGACCGAGAGGCTTGAAGGTCGGAGGCATCATCGGCATGTCGCACCTCTCATAATTTCGTCCGGAACTAACTGAAAATCTGACTGCCCCATCGGTCCTACGCGCCTCGGCTCTCAGAGATTTTCGCGAACGGCCTGCTCGAAAGCCTGCAGGTCATCGGCCGATGCGAAGAGGAGGCGCTCGCGCGCCTGCCGCGGGCTGCAGCCAAGGTGCTGTGCCAAGCGCTCGACGTTGCCGGAGCGCGGCGACCAGAAGCTTGCGGGGGAGCGAGGTGCCTTGGCCTTCTCGCTGCCCGGCATCGGCGGCAGCGCTGCAAAAGCGGGAGCCGCGGGCGAGGGCTGCTCCATCTGCGCAAGGTGGTCCTCAAGGCTGCAGCGCAGCCACATGCGCACGCGCGCCAACGCGGAGCACTCGCGCACCAGATCGGCCAGAGGCGGCCACCACCGAACCTCTCGCTTCGCCCGCCGCAAAACGGACAAGGCGATGTCAGCCGGCCAAGCTTTCAATTCCGTGATGTAGACCCGCGCCAGCGCCTGCTGGTCTTCAGTCGCGATGCCCTGCTTCGCAGTCGACAGCCACAGCTCCAGCAGAAGGGCCCCGAGGCTGCGATCATCTGCGGGAGCCATCGCTGCATCGATGTCGGCAAGGGCGGCTTTCGCCTGCGTAAGGGTCATTTCCGCCGGCCACTCGACCCGCTGCAGAATCTCGTAGCTTTCGCCGTCAGGCGGATCAATCCACTTCGTGCGGATGCACACCTGCCGCTGCAGCGAATGCTCTAACCGAAGAAGCAGGTCGCGGTCGGTTGCTGCCGGATCGTCCTGCTGCAGGCTCATCGAGCCACCGCTCGCCATTGAGCCAGGTTGCCGGATGGGCAACGAACTTTGGATCGTTTTCGCTTTGCTCGCGTCCATAGCGGCGCGCTCCATCGATGATGGTTTCGGGATCGGCCTTGCCGGTCGCCTGCGCCCAGGCCTTGCGGGCGCGTCCCTTGGCGACCTTGCGCGGATAGACCTGCCAGAAATGCTCGAACTGTGCCTCGGCATCCCGCTTGGAAGGCGACGGCTCGGCGGTCAGCGCGAAGAGCTGGCGGTCGCCGTCCGGCGCGTCGCTCGCGCGCGTGATGGTTCTAGAGACTCCTTCGATAGAAGGAGTCTCTGACGGTTCATGATGATTCGGGGGGCCCATACAGCCCCCCTTTAGGGGCTCGGGAGCCCCCCTTTCTGTGTTCTCAGGGCCCCCCTTTTCGACCGGCATAAAGGGGGGCTGAGGGCCCCCCTTTCCCGCCTTCTTCGCATCCCGTGCGAGCTGCGCCAGGTTCGGCGGCTGCACGCCCTCGCCCACCGGCGGGAACGTCCTGCGCAGGGCGTCGATGTCGAGGCGCCACACCTTCACGTGACCCCTGCCGGTGTTGCGCCGGCCGGCATTGGCCTTGTCATCCTCAACGAGGATGCCGAGCGCTTGGAGCTGCCGGCAGCGGCGTTTCACCGTGCTGTCATCGGCGAATCCGACCTTCAGCCGAAGAGTGCTGGTGCCCGGGAAGATCGACCCGCCGGCGTCGTTCGCATGGTCCGCCAATGCCAGCAGCAGCGTCTTCGGCACGGTCTCGATTGCGAGCCCCCAGATGACACCCATGATCATCACGCTCATCGCGCCGCCCTCGGGATGCGCAGCTCAGTCGCCAGCGTTGCCCGACCGCGCGCGTCGCTACAGACCGTTCGGCAGATAAGCCCTCGCCGCTCCAGGCTGGCGAAGGCGCAGCGCACGTCCAACTCGCGCAATTCGCAGGCCTGCGCCAAGTCGTGCGGTGTCTGCCAGCAGATGCCGCCCTGCGCATGTTGTGCGAGGGCGAGCAGCACCAGCTTTGCCGCCGGATCGCCGGCGCATTGGCCCCAGGCCCACGCGGTCGCCGCGCTCATCGGAGGCTGTTTCTCGTGAAACAACGGGAAATCTACGCGGCCTCAAGCCCGGCGAAGCGCCGCAGCTCGGTGAAGCGATACAGCGCCCGGCCGCCGACGAGTCGGAACTCCGGGCCCGTGCCGAGCGCGGCCCAGCGCTCCAGCGTCGGCACGCTCGCGCGCAGGAACTCGGCGGCCTCGGCGCGGGTGAGGAGGAGATTTTCTTGCCCGACGCGCGCTTCCAGATCACGCCAGGACTGTTCGCGGCGGCGCTGCCGCTCGTGGGATGCTTGGGGGGAGGCCATGCTGTCTCACCTTACTGGGGGTGGATGATGGCCTCTTATTGTTCACATCGGCGCGGGCGGCTCAAAAGGTAAAAAGCTACTGCCCGCCGCTCACCTTTTTTTTAGCCCGGGCGCGCGCGAGAGAAATTTGTGATGCCGCCCCCGCGTCAATGCCGAACATGTCGAAGATTTCGGAAACGAAGGCGACAAGCGGACCATGTGAGACGCCAGTTTCGGTATCGGTCGTCACTGCCGGCGCCCTTCCGGTCAATCGCTCGTACACCCCGAACAGTTCATCGGTCACTCTCGCTGCTGCGACCTTCTTTGGCCTCCCCGCGTCGGCATCGGGCTCCGCAAGCAGTGATTGGCGCGCGATCTCTGCGGCTTGCGCCAGCGCGACGGCATCGATCCCGAATGAGATATGGTGCGGTGCCGGATTACCGGGAAGTGTCAATTCCCCCGCGCGCGCGGCGTCGGCCCAAACGACGGCATTGAGCGCCCTACGTGCCTTGAGCGGCAATGCTCTGATCGCTTGGCTGACTCGAAGCAGGTCCGTGCGCAGCGCGGCCAACTTTCGCGCCGCCGCCACCGCCCCACCTTTCTGCTCCGAGGGAACGTCCAGAACCTCCGATCCCGCGCAAATGTCGAACAGGTAGCCGGCCTCATCCTCGATCATGCCGCGCCGGTCTTCGATCACCGGCAGGCGCGACAGCGCCGCCGCGATCCGCGCCTCGAACTCCCGTTGAACCTCCGCAAGGGCGTCGCCAATGTCGCCGGATGATTCGAGCGTAGCGTCGAGCGCCGCTTCGCTGCGCGACTTGAAGTCGCCGCTCACCGTCGCGCCTCCGCCAGCTCGACCACCTTGGCAGCGTTGCGCTTCGCCTTCGGCTGCTCGACCAGCGCCAGCACATGGTCTGCCCATCGCTTCGCCGCGTCGACGCGGGCCTCGGGATAACCGTGCTTGTCATAGATGCGCCGCAGCTCATCGCCGATCTGGTGATTGAGCATCATCTCGGCGACCACTTGGTCGACGCCGAGCCGGGTTAAGCCGGTGCGCACGGTCCTGCGCAGATCGTGCAGTGTCCAAGGCTCCAGCTGCGCCTCTCGCCACTCCTTGTAGACGGGCCGCAGCCGCTTCGACCAGCCGGACAACACGGCGCCGTCGCGCCCTGGAAAGACGTGGGGGCAGCGTCTACGCCGAGGCAGCTTGGCCAGTATCTCGACCAGCTCGGGAGGCAGCGGCACGTCATGGGCGCGACCGCTTTTCGTGTCGGCAGCCGGGATGCGCCAGACCTCCCCCTCAAGGTCGAGGTCCGTCCAGCGCATTTTCGCGGTCTCGGTTCGGCGCTGCCCGGTCAACAGCAAGGTTTGCAGGTAGGGGCCGAAGGGCCAGCCCTGCTCCCCGGCGATGCGCCAGAAGACGGGAATCTCGGCATCGTCCAGCGCGCGAGCGTCAGATGCGGCCTTCTCTTCGGCCAGCTTCTGCGCCCGCGTCATGCGCGGCTTGCGATAGCCGGCCATCGGGCTCACCGGGATCAACCCCTCCGCCGCGCACCAGGAGAGGAATACCGCCGCCCGGGTGCGTAACTCTTTGGCGGCGCCGGGCCGGCTCTGCTCCACCGCCTTGATGCGCTTCAGCACCTTTTCGAGCGTGATCTCCTCCAAGCCGACATTGCCCCACGGGGTCAGCAGCTCGCGGCGCAGCAGCGACAGGTACTCGGCCCACTTCACCACACCCCGCGCCTGCAGGGATGCCTCGTAGGCGTCCAATGCGGGCTCCAGGCGCTGCCGTTCCTGCCGCCGCTCTGCCCGCCGCTGCGCCGCCGGATCCTCACCCCTGGCGACCTCGCCGAGCTTGACGCTGGCAGCCTTGCGGGCATCCTTTAGCGTGATCTTGTCGACGTCCTCGATTCGGTACCAGCAGACCTTCCCGCCGGCGCGCCAGCGGCACCAGTAGGTCTTGACCCCGCTCGGGTAGACTCGCACCAGAAGGCCCGGCTGCGTCGCGTCCCAGAGCCGCAGCTGCGGCTTATCTTCGGGGCAGATTGCATCGGCGATCCGCTTGTCTGTGAGGGCAATCCGCTGTCCCTTAGGTCCCTTGGCCATGAGCACAACCCCTCTGTGCTACCGCCCGTGCTACCAAATTTCTGAGGGCGTTTGATTGAGATCACACCCCATCTAACGGCTCAAATCGGCGAGAGTCCAGCGATTTCGCGTGGTAGCAGCGGAGGGTGAGGCAGATTGATGGCCTTGCCGAGACTTTTGGTAAGGGTGGGCTCGCTCCAGGGTGCGGCCGTGGAGCGCCTGTGGCTCATCGCCTCCGCGGTCCGGGCACGCGGCAGCCTTGCTGCTTGAGCGCGCTCTGCATCGCT